CCGTGTCCTAGGCTTCCACTACCTATTGGTCCTGAACTGTCCTGTCCGGAGCTTACAGGACCACCTGATGATAAAGATCCGCCAATACCTGACTCATGAAAAAGAAAGCTACAGAAGACCAATTTAACGAGCTACATAACCTTGTCACTAAAGAGTTCCTTGCCCGAATTAAGTCGGGTGAGGCTTCTACACAAGATCTAAAAGCAGCTTGTGATTGGCTGAAGACTAACGATATTTCTGGAGTTGCAATGGAAGGAAGTCCACTAGCTAAATTAGCAAGTATTATTCCCGACGTTGATCCAGAATTGGTTCAACGGAGGCTGTATGGCAGCCGAACGTAACCATAAAAAAGAATATGCTGCTCGTAAGGAGTATCTAAAAGCATATCGCAAACGAACACAAAGTAAGAACACTTCGCGTAAACGTGCTTCACGTAAGATGAAATGTGGAAAGGGTAAAGAAGTTGACCATAAGGACAACAACCCTAATAACAATAACCGTAGTAATTTACGGTGCATCCCACGTAAGAAGAATCGCCAAAAAGGCGCACGTAAAACTAATGCGAATCGATGACTCCTTTGTTCCATCATCCTGACAATTACCTTTACAACTTAATAGCTATGACGTCACCAGAAGCCAAGCGCCTATGGAGGCGCGCTATTAAAGAATACTTTGACAATACATGCATTTATTGCGGAAACTCTTATGACACTACTGAACTTACTATTGATCATGTCCATCCTAAGTCTATGGGTGGTCCCACCAATACCAAGAACAGTGTTTGTGCCTGTTTCAAATGTAATCAGGAAAAAGGAACAACCAACTGGCAAGCCTTTATAACAAGGTTTAATTCACCTATACGAGAACAAATTCTTAAACAGCATATTCATTAATTATGGAAAAGAAAAAACTTTCACCTGCCATGGCTACATGGGCAAGAGCCAATCGCAAGATGATTGAGAAGAGTGGTACTAAAAAACAACGTGCAATGCTGGCTCAGCTTGATGGAGGCACTGGTCCTGTAAAAAGCGGTGCTAAATATGCACGGTCAATTACTAAAGGTAAATCCGCACCACTTCCCAAGGCTGCACGTAATACTAAGGCTGCTACAAAAAAACCAGTAGCTAAAGCTAAACCTGCAGCTAATAAACCAGACGGTTCAGTAAAGGCTACACCTAGAAAAACAAAGTTTCAAAAGGATCAAGGTGCTCTAACTGAACAACTAATGACTCCTAAACAACGTAAGGAGTACCTCAAACTTAGAGGCGCAGCAGTTAAACGCAAAAGGCGTCCACTCTTCTGATCAACCTATACCTTAGTGAATAACTAACTAATACCGCGCTCCGAAAAGGGCGCTTTTTTTATGGCAATCTCGAAAGAGGATGCCGTTGCTAGACAGAAAGCAATAGATGCTGGTAAAACTACTTATGTGAGACCTAGTGACGGCATACATTATAAAATTAGAAATTTAAAAAATAAACGTTACAAGAATTTATACGGTGGACAAGGTGGTAGAGATGAAAATGCCGGCTCCCGTAAAGCTAATAGAGGCGGTGGATCTCAGGGCAGCCGTAAACAAAATGAGCGTCTAGTCACACCGGATAAAACACAGCGATACCAAGCTGATAAAGCTATGGGAAAAATGGCTGCCAAAGGTAATGTCGGTCATCATAAATTTCCCGTAAGTTATTTAGCCAATGGTGAAAAACAAAAACCTGGAACAGTAGCCGCTTATGAACGAGTTCATGGTGCAAACAATATCGGTCATAAACCCGATGCACTTATGGAACTAGACCATAAAACACATAATAAAATTCATAATGTAGAAGAACCTCGAATGTACAATGGTGTTAAAAACGCTAAAGGTTCATTTAGAGGTCTTGTTTTTAATAATGGTTCTGTTTCGATGAGCTATGGTTTGAATATGATAGCGGAATACCTACCTGCTATTGATGAAATAACTGGTGGTCATGTTGACGTAGCTATTCAAAACGGAGTCAATGGTATTAGAAATGGATTAGGTCTCAAACCCAATCCTGTTACCCGTATTACACCAGAAAGTCAAATGGCTCAAATTAATAGAGATATTGCTAGATCTCAAGAAGCAATTAAAAATGGTGGGACTATGAAACTTGGTCCTATTACTCTTCCTGAGTTTGGCGTATCAGAGCTTATTGGCCTGTAAAACGCTCTACAAGGCTTATAAACCACCCTGCCTATACATATACATATGAACGATACCTTACAGCTCTTACAGGACGATTTTAAGATCTTTCTACAAGCAATGTGGGCACAACTAGATCTACCTTCTCCAACTAGAGCACAATACGCTATCGCTGACTATCTACAACACGGTCCTAAACGTCTGCAAATCCAGGCGTTCCGTGGTGTAGGTAAATCCTGGATTACTGGTGCCTTCGTCTTATGGCACCTATTTAATGATCCAGAAAAAAAGATCATGATTATCTCTGCTTCTAAAGAACGTGCAGATAACATGTCTATTTTCTTACAAAAACTAATTATTGAAACACCATGGCTTTCTCATTTACGTCCGAAGTCCGACGATGCAAGGTGGTCGAGGATAAGCTTCGATGTGAACTGCTCTCCTCACCAAGCTCCAAGCGTAAAAAGCGTGGGCATCACTGGACAGCTAACCGGAAGTCGCGCAGACTTGATGGTCCTAGACGACATTGAAGTCCCTGGTAACTCAATGACAGAACTGATGCGAGAAAAACTCCTTCAGTTAGCAACAGAAGTAGAATCTATCCTTACTCCTAAAACAGACTCCAGAATTTGTATCCTTGGTACTCCACAGACCTCCTTTACTATTTATCGTAAATTAGCTGAACGTAACTACAGACCTTTTGTCTGGACAGCACGTTACCCTAAAGATAAATCAAACTATGAAGGTTTACTAGCACCTCAATTACAAGAAGACATAGACAACGGTGCTGAACCTTGGCAACCAACAGATCCTGATCGTTTTGAAGATATAGATCTCCTAGAACGTGAAGCAGCAATGGGTAGGAGCAACTTTATGCTCCAGTTCATGCTGGATACCACCCTATCTGATAGTGAAAAGTTCCCTCTTAAAATGGCAGACCTTATTGTTACTGCCGTTAATCCTAATACTTGTCCCGATGCAGTCATTTGGTCAAGTGACCCTCAAAACGTCATCAAAGACGCTCCCATTGTTGGCTTACCTGGAGATTATTTCTACAGTCCAGTGCAACTCCAAGGAGACTGGTTACCTTACACCGAAACAATCTGCTCAGTTGATCCATCGGGTCGAGGCACAGATGAGACAGCAGCAGCTTTTATCTCCCAAAGAAATGGTTTCCTGTACTTGCACGAAATGCGTGCTTACAAAGATGGATACTCAGACAACACACTCCTGGATATTCTAAAAGGTTGTAAGAAATACGGTGTTACTACTCTCCTTATAGAAACTAACTTTGGTGACGGTATTGTCGCTGAACTCTTCCGTAAACACCTCATCAATAATAAACAATCCCTAGACATCGAAGAAGTACGTGCCAATGTCAGAAAAGAAGACCGGATCATTGACTCCCTTGAACCTGTCCTTAATCAGCATCGTCTTATTGTGGACCGTTCTGTTCTCGATTGGGACTTCAAGTCCAACCCAGACGCTCCTCCTGAAGAAAGACTCCTCTATATGCTTTTCTATCAAATGAGTAGAATGTGTCGAGAAAAAGGTGCCGTTAAACACGATGACCGTCTCGACTGCTTAGCTCAAGGTGTCAAGTATTACACCGATGCTATGGCTATCTCTGCTCAAGAACAGATAGCTATGCGTAACCTAGATGACTGGAATGACCTCCAAGAAGCTTGGTTAGATGACCCTCAATCTGCAGCTCAACATATGGTCTTAGGTATGTCCCTAAGTCAAAGAAAACAAGCCAGAGGCTTAAAGACAAACAAGTCAGTCTCTAACTGGGTTTAAGACCGGTCAGGGATGTATACAGGGGAGGGAAGGGTGGACCCTCCTCTGCGGAGGAAGGAACTCGTGTCCTAAAGACACTCCTTCCTTCTTTATTAATATCCTCTTGAATGGATATTCTGTAAGAACCACCTAACCCAAAAGACACAAGTTCTTTATCTTGTTCTGAATCTAAATACTCAATGTTCACCATTAATGTGAACTCTGTGAATCTTATTACTAACACCACCCAATCATATGCATAATATTGAGTATGTACACTCAACTCTTGATGGTGATGACCTCGTAGCCTACATGGCTAGAGTGTCAAACCCTAATAATCAAAATAATACTGCTACTGCTCCTAAGCTTATCAAATACTTGATCAAGCATAAACATTGGTCTCCATTTGAAATGGTGTCCATGTGTATTAAAATAAATACTACTAGATCAATAGCAGCTCAAATACTTCGTCATAGATCATTCTCTTTTCAAGAGTTCTCTCAACGCTATGCACCTGTTAGTGATAACCCTGTTATCCCTAACCTCCGTAGACAAGACGATAAGAACCGTCAAAATAGTATTGATGATCTAGATGAGTTTACAACTCAAGAACTTCAACTTAAAGCTAAGTTTGTCTTTGATCAATGTCAAATACTCTATGATGAAATGCTTGGTGCAGGTGTTGCTAAAGAATGTGCAAGAGAT